CCTAACGTAATTCCATGTGGGGGCAAAGCATTTGACATATTTAATCAAGAAGGATTTGAATATGCACTTAATCAATTTTTAAAATGAGAACCCACTATACCAAAACACCTGAAGGTAGTTACAAGTCCAACCACTTTAAAGACCCAAAAGAAATCTATACAGATGAATATTGGTCAGCAAAGCAAAACCATTCAACTATTCATGAACAAGTTAATAACGTAAGAGAAAAGAATGAACTTGTAAAAGAAGCATTAACCAACATTGAACCTAAAACTATTTTAGAAATTGCCTGCGCTCCTGGTATTCTTTTAGGTGAATTATCTGAAACCTTCCAAACTCATGGAATCGAGGTCGATGAAACTTACAAAAATGATATTCAACATTTGGCACAATCGGCAAAGCTTCATTTTGGTTTCTTTCCTGAGATTACGAAAGATTGGCAGCCTGAAACATTCTCAAACATTATAGCCTTAGACGTATTCGAACACGTTGAGGACGGCATGGCATTTTTAAAAGAGTGCCACCGATTACTTTGCGAAGGTGGGAGGCTAATTATTCAAGCACCGATAATGTTTGAACCTGATGTTATGGATGAAAAGCAATTTCACGAAACTGAACATATTTGGATTTATTCACTCGACCATGTATTAACAATGGCAGGGCGGTGTGGATTATTGTTAGTTGAATATTCACAATGGAAATTAGGGCATGAACAAATAGTTTTTGAAAAATGAAAATACTTCAAGTTTGTGACAAGAAAATAAGCGGAGTCGAATATCACCGTCTACTTATTCCACATGGAAAGCTAAACGAATCTGAGGAAGTCGAGATAACAACTGCTCACATCATTGACCATTTGCCCGACTCATTCTTTCATCAATTCGATTTAATCATTTCAAGTTCGGTTGTATCGAAAATGGGTTTTCAGGAAATACTCTGGAAACAACTTAAAAGAATAGGGATACCTGTTATAATTGATAGGGATGATACATGGGTACTTCCGCATAATCACCCACTTAAAAAAGATTGGGTTAACAAAAAGACCGCTCAACAGATTACCTACAACTTGCAACAAGCAAATGCAGTAATGGTAACGACAAAACACCTTGCAAACATGGTGAGTCCATTGAATAAAAATGTTCAAGTTATTCCAAATGCAATCGACTTTAGTCAGGACCAATTCAAACCTGACCTAAAAGTTAAGCGAATGAAAACGGACCACATTCAAATAGGTTGGTCAGGTTCAGTAACACATCACCACGATTTAGTACTACTTGCTGAATCATTCTTACAATTAAAATCAGACCCCGATACTCAAAACAAGTACAGACTAATCTTAAGCGGATTTATTGAAGGCGATGCTATGTGGAAAGAGTACGAAAACATTTTCACGAGTGGTTACAGAATAAGTCAAGAACAATACTGCAGGATAAACGGAATGGATGCCTTTACTTATGCCAGTGCCTATGATATGTTTGACATTGGTTTAATCCCTCTAAAAGATACACCCTTCAATAGATGCAAGTCTGAATTGAAAATGCTTGAAATGGGTGCAAAAAAAGTATCTGTAATCGTTTCAGATGAATATCCTTACACTAACATAGCAAAGAATAAAAAGAACTGTCTGACGGCAAATAAAAAAGAATGGTTTAAACAAATGAAAAAACTCATAACTTTGCCCGAGTTAAGAAGTGAACTATCTGAAAACCTTTACAATGAGGTTAAAGAGAATCACAATATAGAAAAGGTAAACGAATTAAGATTAGAACTTTATAAACAAACAATAAAATAGTATGGCAAAACCAATTATAGTGGTAACACTTAGAGATATTCCTTCACAAGAATTACATTCACAAATTAAAGATAATATAAAAAGAACAATAAATGATGAATACTATGTTTTTCTAATATTTGGGAGTGAAACAAAATTTGAAGTCTTTTATGAAAAAGATTTTAACGAGGGTAAGTACGAAGAACTAAAAGCAATAATTGAAAAGGAGGTAATAAATGCACCCAACAAGAATATTTAAAACACCTGATGAACTTTATGCAGCTTTCGAACGCTACAAAAAAGACTTAGACGAAAAGGCTAAGGAATGGTTAAAGGTTCAATACGTTGGTAAGGACGGTGAAAGAGTAACAGACAAATACAAACTACCTCAAACCTTAGAAGGGTTTTATCGTTATTGTTATGATAATTACGGGGATGTAAAAGAATATTTTTTAAATCGTGATGGACTTTACGATGACTTTACCACTATCTGTTTGCGTGTGAAAAATGAAATCAGGGAAAATCAAATCTTAGGTGGGTTAATTGGAATTTACAACCCTTCAATAACTCAAAGGCTTAACGGCTTAACAGATAAGACCGAAAACAAAATAAGCGGGACTATTGAGCATATTTCAGGAATGGAAATAAAGTAAGTGAAACATATTGCCATACAATAAAATGTTTCACACATACGAACTCAATAATAAAATCGGGATACTTTACGATGACAAAAACGCATTTTAATTACCAAAATGAAGTTAATATTTGATACCAATGGAAACGATAAACAAAAAGAAATGGCGAGGGCGTGGATTAATCCCTCAATTTCTGATATAGTTTATGGGGGTTCAAAGGGTAGCGGCAAATCATTTGGCGGTATTAATCTGATTTTTGGTGATGCTTTTTTGTATCCTGAAACTCATTATTTCATTGCCCGTAAAAAACTAAACGACATTAGAAAGTTTACAATTCCAACTATTCACGAGGTTTTTAATCATTGGGGTATTAAATCAAATCACTATCAATTCAACGGAACTGATAACTTTTACACCTTATACAATGGTTCAAAAGTATTCTTATTAGATGCAAAGTATTTGCCAAGTGACCCTCTTTATATGCGATTTGGTTCAATGCAAATGACAAGGGGAATGATTGAAGAAGCTGGAGAATTTGAAATAGAAGCTAAACAAAATCTTCATGCTTCAATAGGTAGGTGGAAAAATGACAAGTATAATTTAGTCGGTAAACTTTTGCAAACTTGCAACCCTTCAAAAAACTATCTGTATAAAGATTACTACAAACCTCACAAATTAGGGCAGCTTGAAAGTTATAAAAAATTTATCCAAGCCTTACCTGAAGATAATAAAATGTTAGATAAGGGTTACTTAGATAACCTTAGTAAAATACTTTCAAAAAACGCAAAAGAAAGATTATTAAAGGGTAATTGGGAGTATGACGATGACCCAAGCGTGCTATGTGATTATGAAAACATTTTAAACATCTTTAAAAATAACCACGTTCAAAAAACTAACACTAAGTATATTATTTGTGACGTTGCACGATTAGGTAGCGACAAAGCTATTATATCTGTTTGGGATGGGTGGGTAATGATTGAAATCTATATTTTTGATTTAAGTAGAACAACAGAAATTCAAACAGCTATTAATGGGCTTAGAGTAAAACATCAAATTGCGGCTAACAATTGTTTAGCGGATGAAGATGGAGTAGGTGGTGGAGTTGTTGATAATTGTAGAATCAAAGGATTTGTAAATAACTCAAGACCATTTAACAATAAATTAACGGGTAAACCTGAAAACTTTTATAACCTTCAATCACAATGCGCATATAAATTAGCAGAAATAATAAAAGATAATAGAATTTATATCGAATGCGAGTTAAGCGATAAACACAAAGAAGAAGTAATAGAAGAACTTGAGCAATTAAAATCTTATGATGCGGATATTGACGGGAAAGTAAGGATTTTACCAAAAGAAAAAGTAAAAGAAAACATAGGCCGTTCACCTGACTTCAGGGATATTCTATTGATGCGGGCTTATTATGAATTTGCGCCTGATGGTAAATACGTTACAATTCGAGCCTAAATTAATACTTTAAAACAATGCGAAAGATATACGAAGAATTAAACCTAAGTCAAGCAATCGAACTAAATTCTATTAATAAGGATTTGGATAGGTTGGAATACGCAGCGAATAGACTTGCAATCGTGTTCAAAGTCCCTGTTGTGGAAATCTACAAAAGGGAGGTTGAAGATATATTCGCATTAGATAACGAACTGAATAAACTTGAAAGTCTACCAATAGCAGCAAAGTTAAAAGATAAGATTAAGATTGGCGGCAAGTGGTTTAAGGTCGACTACAACGTGAGTAAATTAACAGCGGGGCAATTCATCGACATTCAGCACTTCGCATCAACTGACCCTGCAAAGAATGTTCATAAGATACTTGCTTCAGTAATTAGACCTATTGGCGGTTGGTGGGGATTGGGAAAGGTTGAGGAGTATAACGGTGATAACCATGAGGAGATAAGTAATCACTTACTTGAACACATGACAATCTTGCAAGCCTATCCTATTACGCTTTTTTTTTGCCAAATATTAAACAACTCATTGAAAGATATCCAAACTTATTCCCTCAATCAACTAAGGGAATTGGAGAGGAAACTC